TGTCTATCTGTATGCCAACTAGCTTGACCGTTGCGCCAGCACCCTTCTTCGTTCTCTTGATGTTTCTTCTATTCTCCATATCCGTGATTCTTTACTGGTTCTCCATTTAATCGCAAAAGGTTGCGCTGCTCGATCCTGCACTTCTTCGAGTACTTGCGTGGAGTGCCATCCTTCTTGCAGGTCTTGCCTTTATATACCAGGCAAGGCAAGGAGTTGTATTCGTAGCCTCTATGTGAAATAATCCAATCTTCAACCCTTATCGTATCGCAGTTGTCGCTGATATAATCGCCAACCTTAACTGGGCTGTGTTCCGTGGCAAATTTCCTTGCCAGCATTACTCTTTCCTTCTCTGCCTTCACCCTGATTTCATGCAGGGCTTTTCTATACTCTTGTTCTGTCATTGTCTTCTGTCTCTTTTAAATGGTCTATCTTCAGTTGTCTATCCAACTTGGTTTTCATTCTGTTCATCTTGTGCTCCAGCTTGCCAATCTGCTTGTAGCTTAGCCACTCCGGCTTGATGTTCAACTCCAGCCAGAGCTGGCGCATTTCCTTGCAGTGTCCAGCGATACTCGGGAAATAGAGGTGTCGCATGTATGGGTTGCGAAGGAAGTACTCGCAATCGGACAGTAAACGACCAAGCATCATGTATTTATGCTTTTGCCCTTCTCCAAGACTGACAAGTCTTCCGTTGTCCCCGATCCACAGCATTGCGCCCTCTCCCTTCCAATTAAAGTCGAAAGCCTTGCTTACCGGATAATAATAGCCATCGAGCACCATGCCTTCCTTAAGGTCTCGCCCAATCTCTCGCAGGCAGGTTCTTCCCCAGCTGGTCGTCACCTCGACCACTGCTTGTGCTGGTATCTTGTCGTATTCCTTCATATATTGATATATTGTGCAGGGCTTGCGCCCTGCTGATTAATACTTTTCAATCCAATACTCTGTTGTACAATTCACTCCTAAGCATGCAAATTCAGACTTAAAATAACCTTGACGCACCCAGTGTGGATAAAAAATATCGTTTTTTTTATATTCCCTAAACAAGCCGTTCAAGAATTGCTCTGCCTTGTCCTTGCGTGTAAAGTTTGCCAACTCCTCGATTTTCTCGCCTTCAACCTGTTTCTTGATGTAATATTTTGCTCTTGCCATGGTCTTAATCTCCTATAATTACTTAGCATACAATGTTACAACCAATCCTCTTCTGAGTGCGCAGCGGCAAGCGTCCATACCAGCCTTCAATGCTCGCTTGATGAACTTGTTAAAAAGTTCTGCACCGATGAGCTTCAAAATTCCGCTTACTCCCACGAGTGTGTTTATCTTCTTGCCATCCTCTGTGCGTCCGAAGACCTTAATACGGAAGTTAGAGTTGATGAACTTTGTAGTGAACTCTAAAATGTTTGAATTTGACTTTTTCATTTTTCTCTGGCTTAACCGTGCTGCCTAGGGCTTAGTTACCGAATGTTTGATGTGCTTATTTCCTAAACACAGTGCAAAGATATTAATATTTTTCCGTTCTACCAAAATTTTTCCAGAAAGATATTAATATTTTAACTTTTATTAACTGCTTATATCGTAAGCACGGATATTTTCTGTCGTTTTCGGGAAGTTTTCCGCACAAAAATGGGCAGAAAAACGCTCTCCTGCGCTTCCTGCCCTTAAAAAGATTTGATATTATGATTGAACCTATTGAACTCTCTTCTTGATGCGCTCCTTTATCCAGCAAACCGCAAAGATTGCCAGGAATAACAACACGCAATCGCCAGCAAATAATCTTATCTTGTGCCAGACGCTCACTGGCTTCTCAACCTCCTTGGTCTTGTATCTGTTCACGTAATACTTGACCTTTACGGTGTCGGTCACGAATGTGTAGATGTCGCCAACGATGGTGTCCGTCTTGGTCGTTGTCTTCCATCTTGTGGTCGTAAGGTTGTGCCACCGCTCCTTGATTACGGTGTCGCCCTTGATATAGACAAGCACACTGTCCTGCTTGAATACGCTGTCGTGCTGCCGGGTGTCCTGCCAGTGGATCTGTCGCTGGTTCACGCTGTCACGTCTTATACTGGTGTGTACGCTGTCGTGATAAACCGTGTTATTTTGCGCTGTTTTGGCGCAGGAACAGCCAAAAATCAAAAGTGGGGTAATTATAAGCATGGCGAGAAATAACGCCACAGAACGCAAATTTCGCCCTTTTCTTGAATTTTCCATACTTTATGAACGTTAGATTGATATGTTTATTACGCAAGCACCTTGATTTCTAGGGCTTCCTTGGCTCGCTTCAAATACTTCTCGCAGGCTGCCAGTCCATTGTACCCTCCGTTTATCTTCCTGCGGATAGCCTTCAAGTTGTCTTGGTCTGCCAGCTCATTGCAGCCGAAAGTGTCGAACACCCACATCGAGGATTTCGCTGCTCCCAGAGGACGCTCCAGAAGTTCGGGACTGTCCACAACATCGAAGCCGCAATAATTGCCATACTCCCGGTAGTTGGCTCGCCCGGTAATCTGAATAAGACCTCTGCCCTTATACTTCACGCCATCGCCCTGCTGAGTGTTGCCGAGGTCTTTCCTGCCCTCGTAGGCTCTGCCGCTTGCCAGTTCTTTGGTGTATCTGAGCTCACCGGATTCGTGCGCTATTTGCGCAAGATAATGAGCCATGCGAAGTTTCGTATTGATGTGGAAATGCTCTGCCCATCCGTTGATGATTGGAAGATAGGTGTCTGCCCTGCTGCCTGCATTCGGCATTACCTTTAGAAGTTGCGCTCTAGTTATCCTCATTATCTCCTCCTTTCTTCCGCTCTTCTTTCATTATCTCGACAACTGCCTTCGCAATTTCGTCCTTGTTCTCAAGTATTACCTGCATCGTGCGGTCTTGCTTCCTTATCTCAGCCTTCTCGTATGCTTTTTCCCGGATGCTCTTAAACTCGCACAAAAGCAGATACACCGTCCAGGCGATGGCGAACAGAGGGAAGGGAGAGATAATGCACGTAGCCACGTCCATAAGCGAAGCAATACCGAATGTCGGGAAATACTTCTTCGCCTTGTCGCACGTCTTCTTTAGTCCGGTTGACGTTCTTGCAATATGCAGTTCCTTCGCCTTCTGTATGCCTGCTATCAGGTCAATTGTCATCGCTATCAGAATTGTAGCGAAACAGATAAAAATTACTAGGGCGCACAGATATAGGTGGTGCACCTGAAAATCGTGAAATACTTCGCTCATATCAATTTATTTTTTTTGGTTATTCCAATTTCTCCCAGTCGATGGTAACGCCCTTTCCGATGATGTCTGCCGTCCACCTGCAGAATGCCATACCCTCGTATCCGTCCGGATCACTGGCTACGGCAATAGCATACTGTACGCAGTCGCTCTCGGTCTTGATTACCTTTGGATAGAAGTCCGCATAAGCCATATTTGCCAAATAGAGAATATCCCCGATGGTTGCGCCCTTGGAGATTATCTCGTTGTTTGTTGCCAGCCGGATTTCGTCTACCGTCCAACGGTGGCTCGTTCCGTCTACGTTCTTCATCTGCTCGCTTGCCTTGATTGCTAGCTGCTTCGTGAAGTGGTAGCCGTGCTTGGCAACGTATGCCACGTACCCACTGGCTCCCATGAGTGCCTTTGCTGCCTTCTCGTATGGTAAGCCGTGGATGATGCCGCTCTCTTGGTGCTGGTGTCGCTCTTCCTCGCTGTCGCAAGAATGGCGCAAAACGATTATTTTCTTCATTGTGCGCCCTCCTATCCTAGTTTGTCGAGTAACTGTTTAACCATGCCACGAATGCCGCTTATATCGCCCTCAAGTGCCTTGAAACGCTTTTCGGTTTCCTGCTTCTCCTTGATTGCCGGGTTCAAAGCTGCAAGAAGTTCCTCGCCTTTGGCTTTCCGCTCCTTGCTTGGCTCGTATGCCTTGATTATCTCATCGGCTTCATTTACCAATTTCCCAACTTCGGGCAAAAGGTCTGCCTTGTCGGTTGCCAGTACGATTTCGCCTGCAAAGGTAACTCCGAGGTGTTCGGGTATGGTGTAGATGGTCTGCTTTCCCTCCACCTCGATTGTTACGTCTCGCATTGGCTGTCCGCTGCTGGAAATGGTTGCGATGCCAGTGTTGATGTGCGGCTGGTTGTCTACGACCTTGCCTTCCTTAACTTCCACCGTCTGCTTGTCTAGCAGATAGACCGGGTGATTTCTTTGAATATTTTTAAATTCCATAATGCGCTCTTTTTAAATAATTCGATAAATAGACAAAAAGGGGTCTCACTGATA